TACATTTAAAAACCACACAAGTTCTTAACTGATAACATTCTCTAGATACCGGCATTGCCTTATGAGGAAGACTAGCAGTAAACACAATTAATTTATTGCCTACATAAGGAATAAGAGTATCGTCAACCAAAGTTCCGCCGCCCCATTCTTTTTTCCAATCCATTCGGGGATAGTATATCATTGTAAAATCACCATCATCTATATGAAGATGCGGTTCTATTCCATGCGTGTGAGCATTACAATAAATTCTTTCATAATCTACAACGTTATATTTAGATTTGAAATCAAACTTATTCACAAACATATCAAACAAACTATGAGCCCAATCATATGATGCTGCATCACATTCTTCTTTGTTATGACCACACAAAACATGCCAGTGCTTATTTGGTTTACTTGGTTCAGATGGGTAGTCGTATTTCCATGATAACTTTTTAACTTCATCATCAATCAATATAGCATTGTGTTCTTCTAAAACATCATCATATACATCAATCATTTAAATTTAGCCCGTGCCATTATCTCTGTGAAACAAGCCATCAAATTAATTTCTTGGTCGGCAACAAACGCCGCTTTATATTGATACTCACCCAAAACAACAACCACATGGGGTATACTACTCCCATCCACAAACTCATAAAGATTATCATAAATGCGGCGGAACAAGCGTACAGGATCATTATCAAGATTATTGACAACCCATTTACGAACATTAGTAAATTCCTTATTCTTCATAGAGTGCATTAACTCTTTGATATTTACCTCGGCAATATCTACAAGTATGCCTGCATCAATTGTACCTGATACAGAATACCTTTGAAGTTCATTTAATACTCTACGCCAGTCTGGAAAGTATTTATTGATTACCTCTGCAACAACTCTTTTATCATGTTCTATATTTTGATCTTTTAGAATTGTGACAACCCTACACATAAATTCTTTAGCAAGTTTTGGTTTCTCTGAATTAGGAATAGAGAAATCCACAACACTACATCGAGAATGTAATGGCGGTATCAACCGATTTTTATAATTGCAAGTAAGAATGAAGCCACAATTCTTATGAAACTCTTCCATGAACCCACGCAAGGCCGGTTGAGTTGACTGTGGATTTAGATAATCTGCTTCATCCAAAATAATATATTTACGTCCACCATGAAGAGACACAGTGGATGCAAAATTTTTAATTTTGGTTCGTAGGACATCAATACCAGATTCTTCACTACCATTAATCATCATATGAGTTGAACCCAACTCATCTAACAGAGCTTTTGCAGCAGTAGTTTTACCTACGCCTGAAGTTCCTGATAGAATTAGATTTGGTATGTTACCTTCACTAATAAAATCAGTTAATGTACTTTTCAGATTATTAGGAAGTACGCATGATCCTATATCCTTGGGGCGATACAACTCTACCCACAAAAAGGTTTCCATTATATAAATTCCTTATATCAAGCATCATACTTGGACTCTGGTTCCAGAGCAATCCAATATTTAATATCAACATTTGTATTTACAAAATGACTAATATTTTTAGAAGAAATTGCTACATCATATGTACCAGACAAAAGTTTTAAATTTTCAACCTTGAACCAAAACTTATATGGCAAATTTTTTCCATCTTCGTTATTGACATCAACCTTCACCGCATAATCATTTGCCGTTGCATTTTTCTTATCAGTAACTTTCAGTAAAGCAATACCACTATCCATTCCTTCAAGCACCATATCTGGAACACCAATAACAGCTGCGGCCTTTTGTACATTAGACAGCAAATCATTTTCAAAAGAAAAATTAACCTCACACTCTGGCATTGTAATTTCTTTGGTTACTGTTGTAACTACGGATGGGTCAGAATACCAATATTTTAAAGCCGTACTGTTTTCTGTCATTACAACAAAATCATCCTTGAAATCCAGACTTGGTTTTTCAAAAAGGGATAGTGCAGCAAGAAATTCATTCAAATCATAGATTGCAAATTCTGTTGGAAAGTCTTCTTTCACTTCAGCCGATGCAACTATATTTTTCATTGCAGACATTGTAGAGATACTACTGCCTGTTTTAATCACAAGGTTCTGATTGATTGTTGCAAAATTCTTCAATACAGATACCGTTTCATTACTAAGATTCATTCACCATTCTCCATTTCATTAATATATAAAGCTATAATACCATAATGTATTACTTTTAGCAAGTCCCTTTTGTCCTTGCCATTCTTTTTTCCATATCGTTGTGCATACTTGAGTATGTTACCGATACAGAAACCTTCACCATGACCACCATCTATAATAAACTCTGTAGCTTGAAACTTGTTCTTGCTATAGTGTTCATCATAGGTGGAGTCAATATATTTTGATAATTCTTCTAAGGCTTTATCTTCGTTGTATTTGTAATCAATCAAGAAGAAGCTTCCTTTTCAGCCTTAGCTTTTGCAAGATTTTCCTTTTCACGAGCAGATATGTGCTTCATAATCTCTTGATCTGAATCAATCACATTCCAATTCATAGCCATAGAACGCCGTTCACCATCACCAAAGAAAGGCATTACTTGATGCTTCAACCAATTAGGAAATACCAACATTACACCAACAATAGGTTTTACAAAATCCTCAGTCTGACCATGTAATTGTAGAATATCTCTCCGACTATTTTGACCCCAAATTAAATGAGTAAATCCATCGATAGCACCACTAGCACCATGTAATGCAGCAGGAACATCATCAAGTCTCTCAATACATTCAGGAACCTTTAACCAAAGAAATCCAGACAGACCAGCCATAGTTTGGCATCCATGATCATGATAAGGATTATAATCTCCAGCATAAGCATGATTTGACCAACACTGAAAAACTTCAGCTTTTGAATCTCTGTCATATCCTTGCTTAAGATATGTACTACCGATCTGATTAAATACAGTTTCTAATTGTTTTCCAATTTCATCATCAAGAGGAAAATCTAATTGAGCCGACCTTTCATTATTTTTAAGTTGGCCAACAAGACCATCAGCAAAACTATCGTTTGCTGGAATAATAACATTATCAATATGCTCATTAACTTCAGCAATAATTCCAAGAGGAAATTCGATTCTACCAATAGCAAAGTTTTTAATCGGCCGGATGGCAAATTTTAATCCGTGATTATCTTCTTCAAATTTTTGATCATCCGCCTGTTCTGACTCTGCAAGTGCAGCCACATTTTCTTGAGCAATTCTTGCTTTTCGTTGATCTTCAGTTTCTTCCTCTACAGGATTACCATCACCATCAACCAGTTCTGCAACAGCACCGTCTTTCATATCTTCTGCGCTATCAAATTCAAATATTTTCATTACAACTCCTTCATTAAATTTATATTTTATAATACAGGAAAAGGGAGTCAAAGTCAACCCCCCTTTCCCTTTTATATTTCCTCTATGACCCCGAAGGGTCAGGGAGGAATGATGATGTAGTTAATTGTAACTACCATCATCTTACTTCACCGAAATTAGGCGAGGCTTCTTCTCTTCTGGAACTACTCGCTCAAGATCAATCAAGAGCATACCATTTTCCAGTTTTGCACCGTTAACAACAACGGCATCTGCAAGAGTGAACTTACGTTCAAATTTACGATAAGCAATCCCACGATAAATTTGATTATCATCAAGGTCCGAATCTTCCTCTTTCACTGAACGAACCGAAAGAGTACCATCAGCAACTTCCACCTCAATGTCCTTCTTACCGAACCCGGCAAGGGCCATTTCAATAACGAAGTTATATTCACCTTCCTTCCGAATGTTATAAGGTGGAAACCCCACAGACGTTTTATCGTTAGCGTAACGTCCTAGTTGATCAAAGACTCGATCAAACCCAACAGCGTAGGGTGTAAGTTGATTGAAATTATCGAATAGACTTAATGCTCTGCTAGTAACCATTTTTTATCTCCTTTACTAAGCAAGATTATGTTATGCATCCCATTATGGCGATGCGTTAAGCGGTAGTTTTTTTTGGTTATTCAGAGAAACTACCAAAACTCACTAGTAATTTTTTTTAAGTGTAGAGAGAGAACCAACCTCGCTCAGCCCAGGAGAATTACTAATGAAACTCCTATAATATATATAGGGATTTTTTTTAAAATTTCAACCCCTATATATAATTTTTTTATACAAGCAATAA